AGATGGCTGTTGTGCCTTACATGTCTAACTTAGATGTTGAAGACGAATACGAACCTTATGACGCCGTAGCGGGCTATTAGCTTGAGCCGTAACGCTTAAACTATAAAGGGACACACAATGAGCGAAGCAATCTTTATGCAAGACACTGCCTTCGGCACAGAGCAAGACCTTGCCGATTGGGTGGTGAGCCGTTGTAACAAGTGGCGTGACTTTTACGAAAGCAATTACGCTGAGCGTCACGAAGAGTACATGCGCATCTACCGTGGACAGTGGTCCGCTGAGGATGTGGAGCGCAGCTCTGAGCGTTCAAAGCTCATTGCTCCCGCTACGGCTCAGGCGGTAGAGTCTAACGTTGCGGAAGTTGAAGAGGCTACGTTCGGACGCGGTAAGCTCTTCGACATCAAAGACGACTTTAACGATCAAGACCCTCGCGACATTGCTTATCTCCGCTCTAAGCTACACGAAGACTTTGGCATTGCGCGCATTCGCTCCGCTGTAGCCGAAGTGCTTGTCAATGCTGCCGTGTTTGGCACGGGCATTGGCGAAGTGGTTGTGGAGGAAATGAAAGAGTATAAGCCTGCCACGCGTCCGCTGCTTGACGGCGACATGCAAGAGGTAGGTGTTAATGAAACGTATCGGCCTATTGTCAAGATTAATCCGGTGCAGCCGCGCAACTTCCTCATCGACCCTAACGCTACATGCGTTGACGATGCGCTTGGCTGCGCTATTGACGAGTATGTGTCGCAGCACATTGTGCAAGAACTACAAGAGTCTGGTGTGTATCGTGACGACGTGTACGTTGGCACGGCGGCAGCAGACGAAGAGATTGAGCCCGACCCGTACATTGACAGTCAAGCACAAGATCGCGTACGGCTAACCAAATACTACGGCAAAGTGCCCCGTGACCTGCTGCTGGCAGAGGGCGTGTCGGAAGACGAGATTGCCGAGAAGGGCAGCTACGTTGAAGCTGTGATTGTTATTGCAAACGAAGGCACGCTGCTCAAAGCCATTCCGTCACCCTACATGTGCCAAGATCGTCCTGTCGTGGCGTTCCAATGGGATATTGTACCGAGCATGTTCTGGGGGCGGGGTGTATGCGAAAAAGCTTATATGTCACAAAAAGCGCTGGACGCCGAGCTTCGTGCACGCATCGACGCCCTCGCCCTTACTACGCACCCCATGATGGCCGTGGACGCAACGCGCATTCCGCGAGGCCATAAGCTTGAAGTTAGGCCGGGGCGTATGCTGTTGACGAACGGCTCGCCGTCTGACGCACTGCTGCCCTTTAAGTTTGGACAGCTTGACCAAGTAACCTTTGCGCAGGGCGCACAGCTACAGCAAATGGTTAGCCAAGCTACCGGCGCTGCTGAAGCAAACGCGGGCATGGTGCAAAATGACGTAACCGCTGCCGGCATGTCCATGACGCAAGGCGCTATCGTCAAGCGTCAGAAGCGTACGCTAGTGAATTTCCAAGAGAACTTCTTGATTCCCTTTGTGCGCAAAGCAGCACACCGCTACATGCAGTTTGATCCTGAGAACTATCCTGTTCGGGATTACAAGTTTGTTCCCTTTAGCTCCCTTGGCGCTATGGCCCGTGAGTATGAAGTGGCACAGCTTGCACAAATCCTGCAGATGGTACCTCCACAGTCTCCGGCGCATGGCGCGGTTATCAAGGGAATTATCGACCATCTTAACGTCACCAACCGTGACGAGTTGATTGCTGCCATTGATGCGGGCAACCAGCCCAACCCAGAAGCGCAGCAGATGGCTATGGCGCAACAGCAAGCGCAGATGGCTGTGCTTCAAGGCCAAGTGCAGCTACTCCAAGCACAGGCCGCTGAGTCGCAGTCCCGTGCTAACAAGTACAACACGGAAACGCAGCTTGCACCCACGGAGCTTACCCTTAAGTACAGCGACCAGAACAACGACGGCGTTGCAGACAAAGACTTTGAGCGCCGTGTTAAGATGGCAGAGCTGCTGCTTAAAGAGCAAGAGCTACGGGGCAAGCAGAACAACGAAGCCGAAATGGCTAAGGCTAAAGCCGAAGCGGAGCTAATCCGCCAGCTAACCGAAATGGGAGGCGCTGGCGCGCCGCAAGCACCGCAACAGGAGCAATAAGCTATGGCTTCTGATCTAGCGCTCCTAGCATTAGTTAAAAAGATGGATGGCTTCACAGGTCCGCAAGGGCCTGCTGGAGCGCCTGGGCAACAAGGGCCTGCTGGACCACAGGGGCCGCAAGGACCAAGCGGAACAGATGGGCGTGACGGCAAGCCTGGACCGCAAGGGCCGCAAGGCGTACCGGGACCACAAGGACCACAAGGGCCTAGTGGCGCAGATGGAGCCAATGGCGCTGACGGTCAGGACGGTGTAGGCGTTGAGAGCGCCTATATTGCCGCTGACGGCTCGTTAGTCTTTACCCTTACGGATGGTAGCGAGGTAGACGTAGGAGCGCTTACAGAGCTTTTGGGGGCGTCTGAGGGCAATACGTACGTACTGGGGCAGTCGCAGGGTAGTGGCAGCGATCAAGCTACATCGCTTTACGTCCCCGGCTCTGGTGGCGCTACGTCTTGGAATAACGTCGAAGGTACGATTAACTTTCCGCTAAGTGACGAAGTAACGCTACAGCTTGGGCAAGAAGAGTTGTTTTATGCCAAAGCTACAGGCGCCATTAGTAAAGGGCAAGTTGTTATGTTTGCTGGCGCTGAAGGCGATCACTTGCTTATTCAGAAAGCAAACATAAATGCTTCTGGCTTTCGGCAAGAGTGGGTTATTGGCGTAGCTAATCAAGACTTTGACAATAACGAGTTTGGATACGTTACGTCTTTTGGTAAGGTTCGTAACATTGATACGCTGGCGTTTAACGAGGGAGACTTGCTTTGGCTTTCTTCCGCTACGCCTGGAACGCTTACTAATGTAGAGCCCACGCCTCCTGTGTGTTCAGTGCTTGTTGCTGCCGTAACGCGCTCACATCAAAACCAAGGCACTATTTTTGTGCGTCCGTCAACTACCAAAAAGCTTCAAGAAGCCTGCGATGTGTCAAACGCTACGCCAAACGATGGTGACGTGTTAGCGTGGGACGCAGCGACTGGTACCTGGAAACCAATAGCGCCGGTCTTCCCGGCATTGTATGGTGTAACAACCTACCCGTAACCAAGGAGTAAACGATGAAACCCTGTGCATCCTGTCCGTCCCCCGCTAAGTGCAAGAAAGCCGGTAAGTGCCTTAAGCGCGCTGGCGCAGCGTCCCGCACCAAAGCTAAGCGCACGACTCGGAGCATGAAGCGTGGCAGCTACTAAGAAGTCAGGCCCTACGCCAAAGAACAAAGCGTTGTACGCAAAGGTTAAGGCAGAGGCTAAGCGTAAGTTTGACGTTTGGCCGTCCGCGTATGCTAGCGGCTGGTTAACCAAAGAGTACAAAAAGCGAGGAGGCACCTATGCCTAAACCTAAGGGCGGTTTGACTAAATGGTTCAAGGAAGACTGGCGTGATCTTAAGACCGGCGAGAAGTGTGGCCGTTCTGGCAAAGACAAAAAGAAGCGCCCTTACCCGTCATGCCGCCCGAAGGCCGTGGCAGACAAAATGACTGCTGCTGAGAAACGTTCGTCTACCAAACGCAAAACTAGCAGCAAGCCTATTAAGCACGCCGTAACGGCTTCTGGCCGCAGGAGAAAGCGTAATGCCAAATAAACGTACGCCCGCCAAGGGCAAGGCGAAGGTTAAGATTACCGCTAGTGGGCGCAAAGTGTCGTATGGGCAAGCGGGGCAGGCCAAAGGCGGCGGGCCGCGTGTGCGCCCTGGAACCTCCAAAGGTGACGCGTATTGCGCACGCAGCGCTGGACAGATGAAAAGCCACCCCAAAGCAGCCAAAGACCCAAACAGCCCTTTGCGCCTTAGCCGCAAGCGCTGGAAGTGCAGCGGTACGAAGAGCAAGAAATAGGGCTTGACATTTGCTGCAAAATGTGATAAAATATAAGCTATTCTATGTAGTACAATAAGCCACGACAGGGCCTCACGGAGACAACCATGTCACTTGTTTCACAAGCTAAGTTTGACGAATTAGTTAAGAACACTACTTCCTACCTTCAGGATGTGTTCAGACGCTTAGAAGCTATTGAGGAAAAAGTTGATGCACTAGCATCAGCTCCACAAGCAACCACCCGTCGTAACACTACTAAGGAGAAAGTAGATGAGTAGCGAAGACCAGAAGTTTTTTGAAGATTGCCGTAGCCTGTTTCTTACGGACGGCTGGAAGCACTTCCAAAAAGAAATTGGAGTGGCTATTCAAAGCCTTAACCTTGGCGCCATCGACTCGTCTAACGAGTTCTGGAAAGCTAAAGGCCGTTTTGAAGCGCTGCTGCAAATCGCCGGTTGGGAAAACGCTGTGCTTGCCGCAGAGCAGCAGGCGGAAGAATCGGAAGAAGAGCCGGACGCTTAGCGCGTGCGTAAGATTTTTGATGTGCAGTGTGAAAGCTGCTCTGAAGTAACTGAAGTGTTTGGTAGGGATAGCGACTCGTTCCGGTGCGGAGCCTGCGGTAAACCTGCCAAACGCATCATCAGCCCTGTACGCTGTAAGCTTGAAGGCTACTCTGGGAGTTTTCCCGGCGCAGCTATGAAGTGGGAGCGAGAGCATATTAGGGCTGGCCTTAAGAACGGACAAGCATAAGCCATACGCCCCGTTTAGTTTAATCTGATAACCCGCAAGGGCCGGAGAGTTTAATAATGGCACGATTAGTAGACGCCCCCGAAGAACAGCTTGATGAGGCAACCGAAGTCGGTACGCTTGAGGAGCTGGAGCCAGAAGCCACTGATGTTGAAGCGCAAGCGGAAACGGAAGAGGTAGAACAGCCTGAAGCAACCGAAGACGATCTCCCCGAAAAGTACAGGGGCAAAAGTGCATCAGAGATTGCGACGATGCACAGGGAGCTGGAGCAACGCCTAGGCCAGCAAAGCCAAGAAGTCGGAGAGCTACGCAAAGCTTTTGACGAAATGGTTAAGCAGTCTATTGCAGCGCAACAGGCTCCGTCTGCACCGGAACCGGAAGTGGACGAGGTGGACTTCTTTACCGACCCACAAGCAGCAGTTAGGAAAGCTATTGAAAA